GACGTGGCAAGAAGAAACGTGTGACGTACCAGGCCCGGCCCTATATGGGGCCGGCCTTCGAGAAAGAAAAACCTCAACTGCCCGCCATGTGGCGAGGCAGCGTTCGATAAGGAGATCGACACATGGCACAAGAGTTCCTGTTGGGCATGAACGCCAAGATTTACCAGGGGCCGGCAGGATCGGAGTTGTCCTCGCTGACCGAGATGGGCAACGTCAAGGACGTGACGCTTACCCTGGAAGCCGGTGAGGCGGATGTGACTACCCGCGCCAACCAGGGCTGGCGGGCGACCGCCCCGACCCTGCGCGAATGCACCGCCGAGTTCGAGATGCTCTGGAAGCCGGGCGATGCCGGTTTCGAGGCGATCAAGAACGCCTTCCTCACCGCCGGCACGATCCGCCTGGCGGTGCTCACCGGCGATCGGTCGGCCTCGGGCACGGAAGGTCCGTTGGGCGACTTTTCCATCACCAACTTCAGCCGCAACGAGCCGCTGGAAGAAGGTGTGACCGTCTCGGTGACAGCCAAGCTCGCGGTCTTCGATGAATGGGTGGAGGTGGCCTGATGAAGACGTTTACGGATGCAGCGGGTCGGACCTGGACCATCACGCTGAACCTTGGCACGGCCATGAAGGTCAAGGCCAAGCTCGACATCGATCTGCTTCAGCCGGAGGCGGGCGATCCGCCGCTGCTGACGCGCCTGGGCACCGATGAATTGCTTCTGGGCGAGGTGTTCTGCGCTCTGCTCGAGGGGCAGTTCGAGGCCCACAAGGTCACCGCCGACGACGTGCGAGCAGCCTTCGACGGCCAGACGCTTTTGGCGGCACAGAAGGCGTTCTACGAGGAGATGATCGCTTTTTTCCGGTCGCGCGGCCGCAACGACCGGGCCAAGGCGGTCGCCAAGCAGATGGCCATGATCGAGGCGGCGGTGACGGCGGCAGAGACGCGGATCGACGCGCTGGACATCGACCAGGCGATCCAGAGCGCCATGACTCGTGGGGCGATGTTTGGCGCATCGCCGGGTCCATCGGCATCGACCCCCGGCCACTGACGCTGCGGCAACTGCTGTGGATGGCCGAGGGACTGGGCCGCGAACGCTGGGCGCATACGTCATTGATCTGCGCCCTGATCGCCAACGCCAACCGCGACCCCAAGCGCCACCGGCCCTTCAAACCCACGGATTTTGACCCCTACGCGAAGCAGGATCGGCGGCTACGGACGGTCGCCGACAAACAGTCGCTGGCAGTTCTCAAAGAGGCCCTCGAGGCCCGGAAAGGCACCTGAACATGGACGGCAATACGATCCTGAGCGGCATCTGGACGTTCCTCAACTCCGGCATTGGCTTCGCCATCGTGTGGGCGGCGCTGGTGGGCTTGTTTCTCTTCCTGGCCAGCAAGTTCAACCCGCTGCAGGAAAAGTGGAAGCAGTACGAGGGCAGCATCATCACCGGCATCAAGCTGGCCGAGAAGCAGATCCCCGATGACACGCCCAACGCCGGTCTGGCCAAGCTCGATGCGGCTCTGCGGTTTGTCTTGAACGCCTACGCCGAGGCCAATAACGGCAAGCAGCCTTCGGCTGCCCTGATTGAGCAGATCAAGCAGGGCATCCAGATCAAGCACAGCGAGCTGGATCGCTGGGGCGGCCTCTCCAAGCCCAAGGAGGCGGCGTGATGAAGTGGCTGATCGCCGTGCTGACCGCCTTCTTCCAGGCTCTTCTGCCGTGGGTCGCGAAGCAGTCGCGGCCCACGGCCCAAGACGCCGCCCCGGACCAGCAGACCAGGGACAAGCTACGTGCTAAGGTTCGCAAGCACTTTCCTGTAGTCGCCTTCGTGCTGCCGATCCTGCTGATCACCGGGTGCGGCGTGCGCACGGTCTATGTGCCGCACGGCACGCCCGTGCGTCTGCGGGAAACCATTAAGGACGCCAAGGTCTGGGTGAAGGATGCGGATGGTCAGGTCATTGCCGGGGAAATGAACCTACCGGAGGGCTGGTATTGCTTGCCGGTAGATGACGAGGAGTAGCGCACGTGGCAACCGCACAGGGCATTCGAGCCGGTCGCGCCTTTGTCGAGCTGTTCGCTGACGACTCCAGACTCGTGCGCGGTCTGCGCCGCGCGGAAAAGAAGCTCAAGGCTTTTGGCGATTCGATCCGCAACTTCGGATTGAAGATCGCCGGGGCCGTCAGCGCCGTGACCGCGCCGCTGGCAGCCTTGTCCATCAAGGCCGCTTCGGATGCCCAGGAGTCGCTCAGCCGCTTCGAGGCGGTCTTCAAGGACCAGGCCAAAGCGGCGGGTCAGTTCGCCGACGCCCTGGCCCACAGTGTCGGCCGGTCCAAGATCGAGATTCGCGATGCCCTGGCCACGTTCCAATCCTTCTTCGTGGGCCTGGGCTTTAGCGGTGAGGCAGCGCGGGACTTGAGCCAGACCATGCAGTCGTTGGCGTTGGACTTCGCCAGCTTCCACAACTTATCTGACGACGAGGCCATCGGGCGCTTCATCAGCGCGCTGTCCGGCTCGTCGGAAGTACTGGACCGCTTCGGCATCAACATCAAGCAGGCCGCCCTGGAGCAGGAACTTCTGGCCATGGGCGTGCGCAAGAGCTGGACGGAGGTGACCGAGCAGGAAAAGGCCCTGGCGCGGCTGAACATCATCGCCCGCGCCATGGGCGACCAGGGCGCGATCGGCGACGCGGTCAAGACGGCCGGGTCGTTTACCAACCAGATGAAACGCCTGCGCGGCCTATTGCGCGACACCTCCGTGTCCATCGGCCAGGCGCTCTTGCCGGTGGTCACGCCCTTGGTGCAGAAAGCCGCCGAGATGGTGCGCTGGCTGGGGGAGTGGATCAGCCGTAATCAACAATTGGTGGCCACGATGTTCAAGGTCGCCGCGGTCGTGATCGCCGGCGGACTGGCGCTGGCGGCGCTGGGCACGGTCATCAGCGGGCTGGGCAGCGCGCTTGGTGTGCTGGCGACCATCGTCACGAGTGTAGGCACGGTATTCAAGCTGCTGGGGGCGGCGATCGCCTTCGTAGTCTCGCCGATCGGCCTGGTCATCTCGGCCGTGGCCGCACTGGGCACATATCTGGTGTATGCCACGGACATCGGGGCCAAGGCCCTGGCGTGGCTGGGCGACCGCTTCAACGTGCTCAAGGACGATGCACTGTCGGCCTACCAGGGCATCGCCGATGCCCTGGCGGCCGGCGACATTGCGCTGGCGGTGAAGATTCTGTGGCTGACGATCAAGATGGAGTGGACCCGGGGCACCAACTTCCTGGAGAAGGCGTGGCTGAACTTCCGCAACTTCTTCATCAAGATCGGCTATGACGCCTGGCACGGTCTGCTGGCGGTCGCCGAGATCGTCTGGCACGGCCTGGAGGTCGGCTGGATCGAGACGACCGCGTTCTTTTCGAAGCTCTGGACGGACTTCACCAGCTTCTTTGCCAGGACCTGGGAGAACATCAAGGCCGGGGCGCAGAAGGCGTGGAACTGGATCAAGAGCCTGTTCGATGACTCCATCGACCTGGAGACCGAGAACAAGCTGGTCGAGCAAGAGAAGCAGGAAGCCATCGCCCGCATCGAGGATGAGCAGCAGCGCAAGCTCGCCCAGCGTGAAGCCCAGCGCGAAGCGGAACGTCGTCGAGCGGCGGCCATTCACGAAGCGACGCTGGCCGAGATCGGCCGCGAGAACCTCGCCAAGCACCGCGAGCTGGATACCGAATATGCCCAGCGCATGGCCGAGAACGAGGCAGACCTGGCCAAGGCCCGGCAGGAGTGGCGCGAGGCCATTGAAGCCGCTCGCAAGAAGCGCGAGGCCAAGGAAGCCGAAGGCGCTCCGGAAGGATTGGAAGGTCCTGATGACTTGATCAACAAGGCCCGCCAGGCGCTGGCCGGCCTGGGCGATCTGGTCCATCAGGAGGCCCAGAAGATCGGCGTGCGGGGCACGTTCAACGCCGCCGCTGTCCAGGGTCTGGCCGCCGGGGACGCCGCCGATCGCACCGCCAAGGCGACCGAGGAAACCGCCAAGAACACCAAGAAACTCGTGCAGGTCGCGACCAGTGGCGGTCTGACATTCAGCTAGGGGAAAGCCAGATGAGAATTGCGGCGATCACTGCCCCAGTGCCTGCATATCCGCATAGCGCTCCGACCACAACCCAGCGCGTCGAAGGAACTGCTGGACTTGGCCGAAAGCGAATCCAGAAGACCGATGCTGCTGCGACGAGGTGCGAAGCCGCACCGACGATGCTGGGGAGGTATCCCAGACCCGGCGCTAGCGCGTCCCAGTCGAACGTGAACCACAACACAGCGGGAACGAGGCCGAGCATTGCCGCCACAACCGCTCGTTGCGCGCCAGCCAGGCGTCCATTGGGGCCAATCCAGCCTTCCAATCGGCGAAACAACAGAGCCGTCAGTGACCAGATTGCGCCGAACATGACAATGCCGCCGGCCGCGATCAATGCAGGTCTGGCAGACGCACTCGATGTTTCCGAAAGGATTCTGCCGATGTCCCCCGGTGGTACTGGGTGGACAGCATTCCAGAATATATACGGTGCTCCTTCGAGCAGGAGATTCAGGCTCAACACAAGCATGACCAGCGATGGCAACGGCTTTCGTATCGCAGCCCCCATCGCCAGGAACAGAATCCCCAACGCCACAGTCGCCACGACTCCTGCTGATAGCACTACCGTGTGCTGCCACGCAGCCGAGTCGGGATCGAGTATTGTCCATGCCCAACCCATGCCAGAGAGGTCCATCTGGAATGTAAGAAACTTCCCTCCAAGGCAGATGGCGGCGAGGCCATGCCCCAACGCTTCGTGCGCAGCCGTAGCCAACAACAGCCCCAAGTACGCAAACGGAATGAGACATATCAGAGCCTGCGTGCTACGGAGCAGAAACGGTTTCCAAGACGCATCCTTATCTGCCAGTAGATCATTAGCTGAACCTGTCATTCTCAATCTCTCGTTGGTTGGAAATATACGGACACCAATGAGGATCAGCAATATTCAGAAGATCGCTTCTGCGTCTGCTGCGTAACGGAGGGCTACGGATGGCCATCACCTGCACCGAAAACATCGACTCACGCCAGTATACCGAAGGCCAATCGGCGGAACTGCTCTACACCATTCGCGGCACGGCTGACGAGGGCGCGGCGGTGTCCTCGCTGGCCGCCACGTCCCCCGGAGAGTTCCAAGGCATGGTTCGCCAGCCGCTGTCGGTCGAGCCGGTGCATATCGACACCACCCACCCCGACACGTGCCTGTGGACCGGCACGGTTCACTATGCGCCTTTCGAGTACCCAGACCCGCCCCAGACTGGCGATTCTTCCTTCAGCTTCGACACCGGCGGCGGCACACAGCATATCACCCAGTCCTTGCAGACCGTCGGCCGCTACGCCGCCAGTGGCACCGCGCCGGACTTTGGCGGGGCCATCGGCGTCACCCACGACAACGTCGAGGGCGTCGACATCACCGTGCCGGTCTACAACTTCTCCGAGACGCACTACCTGCCGGCCAGCCAAGTGACCAATGCCTACAAGGGCACGCTCTTCCAGCTCACCGGCAAGGTCAATAACGCCCCGTTCCGGGGTCTGGCGGCCGGGGAATGCCTGTTCCTGGGGGCCTCTGGTTCGCGCCGCGGCACGGGCCCCGATGACGATTGGGAGATCACTTTCCGCTTCGCCGGTTCACCCAACCGCACGGGCATTTCCGTCGGTCCCATCACCGGCATCAGCAAGAAAGGCTGGGAGTACCTCTGGGTGCGCTATGCCGACGCGGAAGACACCGGCTCAAACACGCTGGTCAAACAGCCTGTCGCGGCCTACGTCGAGAAGGTCTATGAGGACGGCAACTTCGCGGCATTGGGGATCGGCACATGAGCAGCGCATTGAGAAAGGTCCGCTCCGGCGATCCGCTGGTCATCCCCGCAGCCGCCTACAACGCCTTCATCGATGCGGCGCTGGACTTTCGGCAGCGCACCGCCCACCTGGGACAAGGGGCGCAACCCTCGTTCTCGCAGGCCAGCATCGTACTGGTGCGCAACGACAGTGGTTCGAATCAGAATCGCATGGCGGTCTTGGGTGTCGATGCCCCGATTATCGATCCATCCGCCAACGAGGAAGAGTTCCGGAACCGCGTGGCCCTTTCCTGCATCACGCCCGCCGCCGATACGCACGAGGGCAAGTTCGTCGTATTGGCCGAACCCATCGCCAACGGCAAGATCGGACGCGCCTACGCCGCCGGGGTCTGCCCCGTGAAGATCGACGTGCCCGACGAGGAGCACGAGTGGCGCTACGCCGAAATCGCCGACGGCATCACCGGCAACCTGAAGGTAAGCATGCAAGGCTCAGCCACCATCCTCTGGCGTGCCGGCGGCACCGGCGTGCAGTGGGCAGTCATTCGCCTGGGCCAGCCGGTGCCGATGCATGTCTTCCCGGTGGAACTGACCCAGGTCGGCGGCGAGCAAGGCGACGAAGAGAACCCCGCTTCGTGGACCTATGACGTGCTGAACGTGGTGACCGGTGAAACGTTGGCCAGTGGAGTCGATCCGGTCGCCTCTCCGCACAAATGGCAGCGACCCAGTGTGGGTCAGATGATCGCCGCCACCTTCGGCTATGCCCATTACCAGCCCAATGACGCCGGGGAGATGGAACTGGTGTTGGGCTGGATCAACGAGATGGTCGACCAGGAAGCCTGCCCGGACAGTGGAGGTGGATGATGGCCGGCGCTGGAATGGCCGTAATCCTGGCGGGCGGCAAGCGCGGCCTGCGTCCCGGCGGCAAGGCCGCCGTCTTCAACGTCGATGGCAAATGCCCAGGGTGCTGCCAGTGCGAGCCTTTCGTGCTCGGATCGTTCACCACCAACCGCTACTACAACCCGTGCTGGGACCTGACGCCGTACCAGGGGCCGGGCCAGGCTCCGCCCGGTTCGTACTGGCGACTGATTGAGATCGGCATGTGCTATCCCTACAGCTATCCGTGGTACGGGGCTGGCTGTGTCAACAGTGAAGGACGGCTGGTGGGCCTGCCGAGCCAGTTCTGTTCGAACTACTACTACGACGGCTACATGGAACTCCAGATCGGCTGCTACGACCCGACGGACAATCGAATCCATTGGCCGGGGACCTGCCAGCCTCTTTCCACGAGGTACTCATGCTGAACGAGCTTCACGAAACCGGTTTGATGACCCACATGCCGTTCCTGACGCCCGGTGAGAGCGGCAAGCCCGTGCTGCTGTTCTGCCAAGCCGACGCTTCCCGAATCTGGAAGCTGTATGCCCAGTTACCCGATGGCAGCGTCCTTCGTCTCTTGACCGGATTGCC